CGTTTTCCAAGACCTTTTTAAAAGTCTTGCCTTTTTAATTCTTGCTGTAGCGGTAATTCTTTTTACTTGACCGCCTTTACCTGTAGCCGCATAACCTTTGACTCCAGACCTAATTCTATTTCTCTGTACTACTATCTTACCTTTAGAATCTCTACGAATACGCCTTCTTATTTTTTTTACTCGCCCAATTTTCATAATATTTTGAGCTCTTGATATTTCAGTTAGATAGCCTAAAAGATAATCTAAATTCATTTCATAGCCTTAAAAGCAAAATCAGCTGCCTTCTTTAAATGGGCTGGGCTTTTATGAACCATGGCAGATAATTTCTTTTTGTTCTCATCATTTACTTTTCCATGAACAGCTGTAATTGCAGATGCAGTAAAATGGTCAACACCCATTGTCTGACCATTTTCAAACTTTACACTTTTCTTAGCTTTATTTTTAGTAATGTCATGTAAATGATCCATGACTTGTTTACCTTCTTCTAAGTAGTCTGTAAATGAAATCATTTCCTCTTCTGCCTGTATAATATTTTCCATACCTTTTCCATAAGGTATAGAAACATACTTATCTAAGTTTTTATTATAATACATGGCAACCTTCATACCACCTGGATATGGTCTAATTGCCTTTCTTTTAAAAACAAGAACAAATGGTGGATCTTTTATTTGTGATGTATCTTCTTGTACATCTTCCGCATCTTGTTCTGGATCATCACCAACAGAAGGTGCTCTATCACCAACCTTAACACGGTGTGCTCTTATCTTTTTCATTTTGCCATCGGAACCCACAACCATTTTAAAGTCGGCCGTATTTTTCATACGAGCGACACCTTGTAATTCTGTTATGAAATTTTTTAAATCTTTCATTCTTCTTCCGTTGGTTCCTCTTCGTACTCTATCTCTGAGTCATCTAACTCAGCTTCTGGTTCATCAGCACTTGCCTCAATTTCTTCACCATCTTCATTTTCAACTTCTTGTTCTTCGCCATTGTTAAACAATGCAGAAGATATTTCTTGTTTGCGAGCATCTAAAGCATCAGCTGTTTTAGCACCAATCATTGATTGTAATTGTTCTCTAGCTGTTGTTGCTTGACCTCCAACAACTTGGTCTATGAAATCATTTAAATCTGCCATAATATTCCTTTCATCTTCTATTTAGTATTGCTTCTTCACTTTTTTGTATAATCTTTAGTATGGATTCTGCTTTTAACCCTCTTGCTGTGTCCACGTTATCAGAGTTATTAGGTTGTGGTGCAGGTTGATCAATACCTTCTTGACCATCAACTTCTGGTTGCGTTACAACTGGTCCTTCTTGTTTCATTTCTTTATTCATCAACTCTATCTCTTCATCAGACATTTGTAAAACATTTTTCTTTACCCAGTCTGTTGAATAGTAACGACCAATATATGGGTCAACGGTATTAAGAAGATTAACTCTTTCACGGAGTAATTCAGCTTCACGCATTTCAGAAAAGTTATTATCTTTCTTAAAATCATAATAGATAACTTCTCTAGCAGCATCCCATTCATCTGTACTCATTATACCTTTGAGTGATAGTTGAACTCTTAAAGCATGATCAAAAATTTGTGCGAATTTATTTCTTAATCTTATAATAAACTTATTAAACTTGACCTCATCTCTTGTAACTTCTGATACTCTACCTAAACCAATCATACCACCTTGTTGTGGTTCTAAACGAGAGATAGGCACATTAAGTGATTGTAAAAGTTTCTTTTGAAAATACTTAACATCTTCTAACTCACCTAAGTTAGCGCCAGCTGGTAGTGTTGTAATCTCTGTACCTTTACCACCTTCTCTTCTTGGTAACCAAAAGTCCTCTAACATGGACTTATGTTTGCGGTCATCTCTAAGTTCACCTGTTTCAGCATCATAAACCATTTTGTTACGATACTTGACCATTACATCACGCAAGTATTGTTCTGCTTTACCTTTTGGTAAGTTACCTACGTCAATGTAAAATATTCTTCTTTCAGGTGCCCTTGATAAACGATAGATAACAATTGCATCTTCTATCATTCTTAACTGATTTAAAGGCTTAATCGCCTTATGTAGATAAGAAATCACAAATGTATTCTTTGCATCCATTTGACCAGATGAACAATATACAACTGCATCTGTAGCTATACGAACACCAGAGTTTACATTCGCTGAATATGTTTGTGTTGTTGTACCCTTATCATTATATACATAGTATTCACCAATTGACTTGATGATTTGAGCACCAGTCTTTGGGTCTCTTTCTTTTACAATCTCACGAACTTTCCTTATTTTTCGTGGATCAATATATCTTAATTCTTGAATACCCTCTTTAGGATTATTTTCATTTACAACAATATGAAAGTATAATCTACCATCTATATACCATCTCTTGAATAAATCATCAGCTAAGTTGCCATAGTTTAACATATGTTTAATGTTGTTAAACTCGTCCATGATTTTTTTCTTAATACTTTCAGGTTGTTTCAAATTATCAAGATTGATGTCTACTGATTTACCATCAACATCATGTGTTATAGCTTCATTGACTATATCGTCAATCGCCATATCTAACTCAGGGTGATTTGCCATCTCACGGTATCTTGTGATTAACTCAAGTTCGTTGCGAACTGAACCTTCTAAATCAACATATGTCCCGTAGTAAGCATTGTTTGTTACGGTAACGGCACCATCATCAAGTGCCTCGTTTGGTAAAGCAAAGGAACTCTGTCCTTTTGGTGGTTCCTTTGCTTGTTCTTTTTTACCTAAAGTAAAGCCAAATAACTTTATAGCCATAAAATATCCATCCTATATTTAGAGAGCACGCTCTCGTTAAACCACACCAGTTTCTTCGGATTCCCACCATTGATATGCCATTGTGATAGTAAATTCCTCAATTTGATCATTCGCACCCCAATCTACATCTATTGGAGATAGGTCGTATGGGTAAATCCCAATAAACTTGTATTTCTTCAATTCATCACCGGTTTTCCCGAACTGTGTAACTTTGGCGTCAACTGAATAACCTAGAGGCGCTAATGCCGCTGGGTTTCTTACATTTAAACTATGTGAATTAAGGCCATTCATCCATCTTTCCATTGCGTTACGAACTGAAAAGTCCTCATCATTGATGATTGTTACAGTCCAATCAGCAAAAGTTCTGTTACCCATAAACTTTAATTCACGACCAAAATATGTAATAGGTACAATACCAAGAGTAGCTCCTGGTAGTTGTGCTGTTCTACACATAAAAGTCATTTTTGTTTGGGCATTTCCTGGTGCTGAAAACGCTGGAAATGGCATCTCAACCTCAAACAGATTAGGGCGGGCGCCATCGCCGACCATCTGTGTTCTAAATTCGTTTACATTAAAAGCCATTTAATTTTCTCCTGTGTTATCCTTTATTTAGAAGCGTCCTACAACCTCTTCAAACGAAACTCCTGTTCTTACTGCTACAAAGTTAAGTTGTATGAAGTTAATTGATCTTGCAGGTTTGATGTAAATATCACCTACAAACTCATTACGGTCAATTACTTCGCCTGTATTATTTGTATCATCACAAACAACTCTAAAGTCTGTAATACCACGGCGACCTTGGACATCTCTCAAGAATGGCTCTACAAGAGCAACGAATTGTGATCTCGTAAACTGGTCGTTAAATTCAAAGAGTGAGAATCTTGCAGCTCTTGAGATTGCTTTCTCTAATACAATAAACAATCTACGAACATTGATTCTATCAAATGCTGAAGGTTTTGATTGCATTGTTTTATCTCCAAACAATACTGTACCTTCACCTTGGAAAGCAACAACTGGGTTGACACCCTCTGTATAGAGATCATCTCTATTTGTCTTTGTTGGATTAAATGCAAGTTTAATTACATTCTTTATGATACCACGATTAAGTCCACCTGGTGAGAACCAAGCATCCCTCTCTAAGTCTGTTCTTACACAAAGACCGGCAATATCACCGTTCAATGGTACATATCTAAAGACATCATTGTATTTGTCGTACTGATACTTATAACCTGAATCTAAGAAAGCAAATGATGTAGAAGTAAGTAAATTACGATATGTCTTAATATCAGTAACCTCACTACCTGCATTGTTTACTACATCAGCTCTTCTTGGTGAACAAAATGCGATACAGTCTTTTCTTGTGATTGCGATATTGTCAATTACATGAGTAGCAATTGTTTGGTCGCCTGGACCAGTCATTACAAGTGATACGTCAACTGAATCTGCATCTGCAAAATTATCAAATGCAGTTACTACGTTTGCAGTTGAAGTTGTACCATCAGCACCTTGAAC